GGTCATACTCGCTGTAACGCTCCGGCAGGCGGCGAACGTAGATGTCCAGCGCGCGACGCACGGTGTAGGCCTTCATATCGCCGTAGAGGGCGACAACCTGACCCGTGGTGAAAGCGTCCGACATGAACGGGTTCACGACATACGGGCGACTGAGGATCGTGGAGGGAGCGCCAGCCGTGAGGCCGGGTGCCCAAACGAACTTACCATCGTTGTCCTGCATGGTGCGGAACTTGAGGACTGCCGTGTCATTCAGCATCCAAGTTGCCTTGTCGCGGTAAGCCGCGTCAATCGAGTGCTGGAGCTTGAAAAGCTCAGTTGCGGCCACACCGGTAGCCGAAGCCGCCGTGATCTTCTGTGCGGCGGTCACGATGCCCTCAGGCTGGTTCGTGCCGGTGCCGACAGTGAGGTGACGGTTTACACCGCGACCGATACGCTTCGCCAGCGCCTTGGACACGATGTCCTCAACGTTGACAGCGGCGTCCTGAAGAAGCTCGTTCGAGATGCGAACAATCTTCGACGTATACTTGTATGCACCGATGGTGACCGAACCGAAGCCAAGGTCATCTTCTGGAATCTGCTGATTTTCACCGATGATGATGGCCTCAACTTCATCGTTGAAGGTCGGGAAGGCAATGTCGTTACCGGTGCTGGTTGCGATCAGGTTCACCAGCGACGGGTCGAGCATCGGACCTTCGGACTTCAGGTGCGACAGTAGCGTGGTGGTGAAGGTGGTCGGCGTGATTGCGCCATCCTGTCCCGCGACGCCCATCGCGCGAAGCTCAGGGAACGACTTGTCGCCGCGAAGATACTGAACGAAGGCGGCTGCGCGCTTCTCTTCGGTCATATCGTTCTTACGGGACTCGACCTTTGCGTCTGCAACGTCGGTCACGATGGCTTCGAAGGCATTGGCACGGGCCTCAGCCTGCTCCGCGCGCTGAGCACGCTCAGCAAGGCCATCGCTTTCCTTCATCATGGTATCGAACTGAGCCGTAACTTCGGCGTCGTTCGTGCCATTCATGGTATCGAGAAGACCGCGCGCTTCATGTGCGATCTTGGTGGACTTCTCACGAAGCTCAGTGATGTTCATTTGAAATAGTCTCCAAAAGGGGTTCTGGAAACTATTTATGCAAACGGACTCAGTGCCTGCCGCGCGCCTTCAAAGATGCTCCAAGAGCGCGCTTGCGAAGCTCCGTCATGGCAAGCTTTCGTGCGCTGTCCGCAGCCGCTACGAAGCTATCACCAAGCGAGGTCAACGACGCTCGATCTTCCTGCCACTTATCGAGGCTACGCTTAGCCGCGCTGGTGTCGGGATAAGCCGGGTTGATCACGAACGAGACTTCCGACAGGTCAACATCCTTCAGCGTGCGAAGGATCGTGCCATCTTCGAGTTCTTTCCATTCTTGCTCGCGAACGGCAAAGCCAAAGCTCATGCGAAGCTCGCCATCCGCCAAAGCATCCAACTGTGCGGGCGTGAACCGCTTCGTGTCGAGTTCGAAGGAAAGGCCGCGACCGTCTTCCGACAGCTTGAGCTTACCAGACTTCGTAGAGCCAAGCGGCTGAGAATTATCGTGCGCCCATAGCGCAAAGATGTTGAGCGAACCGGCGCTTGCTGCCGTGAGCGAGCGCGTGAAGGCACCGGGTTCGATGACTTCGACAAAGCCGCCAAGGTCATGGCTATCGCTGTTGAAGACGGCTGCATACCCGCTGGCGTGCTGAGCCTTACCCTCTTCCGCGCGGTATTCGAAGTCCGTGAGTTGAAAATTACGCAGTTCCATTGTCATCTACCTCATTGATGTCTTCTTTGATTGGTTCTTCGGGCGTTGGGGCCGTGAGCGGCGCGGGAACGGTCTTGCCAGCGTCTTCAAGCGGCACCGTGGCACCCTGAATGTAGAGACGATCACCACCCGGCATTGCGGGACGGTTATCGAGTGCGCGTGCTTCGTCCGGTGTCAGAAGCGCCGCGTTGACTGAACGTGCGAGTGCTTCCATGCGGGACTTGAGGTCACCGCGAACAAGGGCGTCTACGTTGAACTCGACATAGTTGGTGAGGTTCTGCCGCGTTTTCGGATTGCCACCGAAAAGCTTCAGGTTCAGTTCCTGCTCAATCAGCTTCACCAGTGGCGTGATCGTCTGTGTGGCAAAGCTAAGGCTCTGTTGTTCGACGTTGCTGTAGGTGCCGGTCGAGAGGTCGAAGAGAAGCGCCGGTGCGACGTTGAAGATTCGCGATGCTTCGCTGATCTGGAACCGGCGAAGTTCGATCATTTGCTGACTGGCAGGATCGAAGCCGAGGTTCTTGAGGTCGAATCCCATAGGAATCGGCAACACCTTCCGTGACGGGTTGCGACCGGCGCGCAACGCGTTGCTCACCTGCTCACTGGCGCGATCCGCCGCGATTGGTGAGGTGTGATTGCCAGTGAGGGTGAGCGGCGGGACACCGCCGTTCGCGAAGAGCGCGGTGGCGTATGCTTCCGCTTCGATCATCGCCGCAATTGCATCGCGGTTCATCATTATCGGGGACAGCGCGTCCATGCCGTTCATGGCAAGGATTGGTGCGAGGTCCAGCACTTCCCACGCCTCATACCGCTTCGTGCCAACCGTGTAGGTGCGCACCAGCCTGCCGTTCGCGGTAGACTGTTCGACAGTCACGGTGCTTTCGTCCAGCGGCATGAACCCGGCTACGCGACCGGCACCATTCCGCAGGATCAGCGCAAGGCCGCGCCCTTTGGGGCTGGCAAGCGCACGGTGGACGATCCACTTGAAGAAGGCGAACTTGGTGTGGACATCGTTCGCGCGGTCATGGACCACACGGTAGAGGGGATCGCTCGTTGCCTTCTGAGGCTGGCCATCGCCGTCAACCTTGTAGAGGTGAAGCGGCAAGTTCGCGATGGTGTTGCTGATCAGGTTGACAGCATGGAAGATCGCCGGAACGCCAAGCGCCTTTTCTTCGCTTACGTCAACGCCGCTGGCGGCGCGTGAGGAAGTGTTGAACCAATTGGACGGGTCCGTCAGACTGTATTTGGGATTTTCGAGATTACGCTTCTCACTCCCGCCGAATAGATCGAATAGCATGACCTATTTAGCAGCGGGGTTTCGATCACTGACGGGTTACAGCATCATGAAGTTAAAGTTCGGGTCTTCCCACGGGTTGGTAGGCTCGATAGTTGGCTGATCAATCGCCTTCAAACCAAGCGCCATTGCCAATGCCACCGCCAAATCGATCCTGAAGCGACTTGCCGACTTGTCGAGCATTCTACGCCCCTGAGCATCTTCGATGGCCAATGCGTTCATGATGTTGTTGGTGAGGACGGGGTGACCATCATGGACAAGCTGTCCGTTCAACACGGCAGTCTCAAACGCGATGACAGCCGGGTTCATACCGGCGAAGCCCTGCCCCCAACGGCGTAGCTTCAACCCATTGGAACCGTCCTCATCGGCAATCATACCTTCGTCGTTGAAGTGACGCTGGACTTCCGCAAAGCGGTTGTAGTCGAACGCAACACCGGCGATCTTGTAGGTTTGGCTTAGCTCAATCACCTTCTGCGCGATCCGGCGCGGATCGATGGTGCGGCCGGGGCTTGTCTCCAGTAGGCCTTGCTTCGCCCATACGTCATACGGCTGGCGATCACGCTTTGCGTGTTCGATCAGTAGAGCCTCAGGCTTCCACGCCCACGCCTTCACACGCGACTTTCCTGCCGCCGATACGGCTACCAGCGCGGTCAAGTCGGTTGTCGTGGACATATCGATTGCGAGATAGATCGTTTCGCCGGGTTCAAACTCATACGGATCAGCGCGGCACGCTTTCCAATCCGACTGAGCAATCAGCGGACTATGAATTGATACGCGCTGATTGAGGTAGCGCCGCCTGAAATTCGCTTCCTGCGATGGCAGGCGCATCGCTTCTCTTGCCGCAACCTCGATAGATTCGAACTTCTTCCAATGGTTAAGCGCCGGGTTGGCCTTGATCCACTGTTCGCGATCATCCAACGCGCAATCTTCATCCGCCGCATGAAGACGGCAGACAATCGACGGGTCTTCACCCTTCAAGCCATCGTCAATCATGATGCTCAACGGGTGCTGAGGATCGTTGTTTTGCGTGCTGATCGCGACCGCCAGCGGTGATACGCGAAGCTGCTGAGAGTCGAGTAGGACGTTCCAAAGCTCGTTGTCGCGAGCTTCGCCCATTTCGTCATAGACGAAGAAGTCAGCACCGAGGCCATGCGCACCGGACTTCTCAGCACTAAGTGCGCGGTATCGTGATCCACGCCCTTTGCAGTCGAGACGGGTGACATAGATCGTCGCGGTAGACTCGACCACCCGTAGGTAGCTCATAAGCGCGGGTCGCATTTCGATCATTTCGCGACACATCTTGAAGATGACTTTCGCCTGTTCCTTCTTCACCGCGCACGAATAGATTTGTCCGTTCCGCTGCGCTTCGGGTCCAACGAGGTGGCAGATAAGCAATGCCGATATAATCAGGCTCTTGCGGTTCTTTCGCGCAACGCTGAGCACGGCTCGACGGACGATGCGGTCACCGTCTTCATTCTGTGGTTCGTAGATGGCGCGGATGAAGTCTTCTTCCCACGGATCGACCTTGATATTCTGGCCAACGGCCGGACCATCAGGGATTGGAAGCTTTTCGATGAACGCGATGACGCGATCAGCACGCGCCGTATTACGGTCCACGATCAGTGAATCAGGTCGCCGAACTCGTCGCTACCCTGATCCCCCTTGTTCGCGTTGAGTGCTTGGCGCGATACCGGGTCCAGCCCGAGTTTTGCGCCAAGGGTGGCGATCAGCCGTGCTTGGTCGCTCTGGACGGCGAACCAATGGCTGAGCCGCGTCTGTCCCGTGCTGCCGACCGTTTCAATCTCACCACCCGCGATCCGCGCCGTGGCAAGCTGGTGCGTGGCGACGGC